GGGATATTTCACAACACTTGTATAAAATTCTGTCATATTTTACTTGCTAATACAATTCCTGATCCAAAAACTTGATTATACTGATTTTCCAACTCACGAACTGGAGAATTTACAGTAAGAATGTCATTAATATCAAACATAATACCACTTTTGAATTCTTCTGCGTATTCAAGATATGGTGCAAATGCCATCATACTCATTCCATCTTTTCCGGGTTGTGAAATAACTTGAACTGGACACTTAATTTTTAAAGCGTCTTCAACAGTAGTTTCAACAATATCACCAATTAAGGTTTGGTTGGTTTTAAACGTAATTAACTTTACTGTCATACACGCACCATTGTAGAAGCTGGAAGAACTCCAACTGTTACCCAACGTTTAGGGAATAGCATTTCGCGTCCTACGAAATCCCTCATATCATATGTTGGGTCTTGCACACGCCCAACAACCTCTACAACATTATCAAACTCACGCAAGAAAAGATCATATCTTTCTGCACGAGGCATCTTATGTTCAAAAGCCAATAACTTAGCTAACTCTTGAGTATTCATTATATACCTTTCTATTTAAATTATTATACCACAAATTGTTTAAAATTTGGTTCTTTCCAGCCAGTAGGTTTCAAAATTTTACCATCATCGCGGCGACGAACATGACCAGTTTCTGGATCAATTTTAACTAGATTGCTCTTTGCGCCTTCATCCCATGCTTTATTAATATCCCATCCACGAGCATGAGCATACCCAACTAAAACCCAAATAATATCAAAAACAGCATCAAGACGTTCTGTGTCATCATTAATACCATCTGCTTCCCAGAATTCAGCAATTTCTTCTGTGATCAATCGCTTATACAAATCCGAAAGAGGACTTTCTGAAGTTGGTTTCTTTTCTACTACCTGACCAACAGCATTCATAAAAACAGCTACATCATTAAACACTTTAGACATTTATTTTCCTTTATTCAATTCATAATTATAAGTTCTTTTTCTCAATTCAGATGAACTAAATCTGTGTGTTCGTGTATTATAATATATTTCAACACCCCTGTCAACACAAATATCCTTACCAGTGAAATTTTTATCTTTATATTCATCACCTAAAATACGAATATCAATAGGCAAGAACATTAAAAGGTCTTCTAGATCTTTCTCAGTGGTATACACTACAATTTCATCAACATATTTAACTGCTGATAATTGAACATATCTCTCTACAATAGACTGTACTGGAGAATTCTTTGTGTCTGGACGATCAACTGTTGGATCAGTTTGTAATCCACATATTAAATAATCACATTTTGTTTTACATTCAGCTAACATCAAAATATGACCAGCATGAAGTAAATCAAAAGTTGAAACTGTAATTCCTACTTTTTTATTGGTTGGTATTTCTGTTATCATGAGTTTTATTCTTAATAATTACACATTCATCTTCTAAACGAATATCTAGAACATCATCAATAATCCATCCAAGTTCTTTCAACAATTCTTCTGGAAGTTCTACAATAGCATCACCATTGTCACATATTTCAACAACTTTTGATGTATATATCTTAGACATGAGTTACACCTACTCCACATCTGTTTAAAAAATCAATACCATCTGTAGATCGATAGGTGTTACGATAATACACATTGTGTATACCAGATTGATATATCATTTTAGCACAATCGATACAAGGAGCATGAGTCACAAATAATGAGGCTCCATTAGAAGAATTTGTAGATTTAGCAATTTTAGCAATAGCGTTTTCTTCTGCATGAATAACTTCTGGTCTAGTTTTTAATACATAACCACCAAGTTCATCACCTTCTTCAAATTCACATACATTAGACCAACCAGAAGGCATACCATTATACCCAATTCCAATGATTGTATCATCTTTTACAATAACACAACCAACTTGTAATCGTTTAGCAGAAGAAAGTTTTGAATATTCTTCTGCCACATTCATATGAGCATTAATGAACTTTTGTTTCATTTTTCTTAGAAACTGGTTTTTCTAATGACTTTACTTGTGCTTCAATCATCATATTTTTGAACTCATTACGCATCTGTTTATTTGTAATATAACACATCATACGTTTTGTAGTTTTTGATAAATTAAATCTACTATCAGTTTTCATAATTATTCCTTTTCATATTGTTTAGTAACATCTTCAACATTTGGAGCACCAGCTAAACCAACCCACCTATTAAACACATATACAGCGTCCCTATTATATCCAGAAGATCCAACTAGTTCATAAATTCTTCCAGATCCAGTTTTTCCACGTTTAGTATTTTCATCATATTCTAAAACAGGTGAAGAAACACGACCTTCACCATCAACATATCCATTAAAATGAATAGTTTTTTTGGTAGGATCAGTTGTGCCATCAACAGAGTATACACGCCATTGGATTAGTTTTACATGGGGTTGTTGTTCGACTGATGTTGGAATCCACACAGAAGTAGCATCCATATAATCAGCAAGTTTTGATAAGACATTTTTATCCATAATATACTCCAATAGAGGACTTTTCAATCCTCTATTATAACAACTTTAACTTATTCTGTCAAGAGTTGTTTTCGTTCTTTTGGAACATTAATTTGAATCACACGACTTTTCTTATTGTCTGGAATGATATTTTCTAAATTAATAGACAAAATTCCATTGTTGAAATGTGCTTCTTTCACTTCAATTGTATCAGCTAAACGAATCTTTTTAATAAATGAACGATTAGCAATACCATGATGAATATAACGTATATCATTTACTGTTTTTTTGTCACCCTTGATAGTCAAATCACCATTACAAATATTAATTTCAATTTCACTTTCACTAAAACCAGCAATAGCAATTTCGATTAGATAATTATTTTTATCTAATGCAATGATGTTATGTGGTGGAAATGTGGATTGTGTTGGTCTTGACTCTGCATCACCTAGAATTTTTTCCATATCATTCAAGATACTTTCAAAACCTAAAGTTGATGGATAAAGTGGACTAAAAGATATATTACCTACTCTCATATAATTCTCCTAAAAGCAAAAATTGTTGATAAAATACACCCCGAAGGCATGTAAAATCCTGCTTACTTGATACAGGGTCAACTAACGAGTGACAGTGTAATAACCCGGACACCTAGAAATTAACATTTCTTAACCGTTGTGACAACGGACCCAAGGTAGGTTCTTGGTAGTTTTTTAATAGGATACCAGCCTATTTTCCCCATCCCGGAGGTTACATCTTAACTACATCATAAGCTTCTTTATTGACTAAAAAAACTCTTGAAGGGTTATCTTGTTTAAATACTCTAATGAACTTATATGTACCATCATTGATAATTTCGTTTATATTATTACAATACACATATTCTTCATGGTATTTATTTTTTAATTTTTTTGTTGTTTGTTTTTCGTTTTTCATAATAAACCTCAATTTATTTTTTACCAATATTATATTTTGTCAACAGTTCCCAATCATTTTTTTCTCTGTACGAAATTATCTTTAATTGTTGAATTGGTGCTATATTTTCTGGTTCAAATTTTTTTGGATAAATTATAGTTAAAAGACCCCATTCTTCCAACAATAAAGCTATGGCATTACGTCTTTGTATATCATTTTCAGTTATATTTGCGGGTTTACCATCCAATTTAAATAATTCTTTAAAATGAACTATTATATATCTTCCCTGTTTATGTAAAATATGACAGGATTGATATAATATTTTATCTGTTCTAGACGATACTCCAATACGGGTCAATGTTTCTTTTATTTTTAAAAAATCGTCTTCAAATTCTAACGATATCTCAACCCCAACACCCTTAAATATATCTGCATTATAATCCATATTATCCAACCTTTATTATTATGTTCCACCTGTATCGGTTCTTTCTTTTATTAGTTGGAGTTGTTCTTTACTCAAAAGCTTTAATGCATCATAAGCTTTTGATGTTGATATATTGTAAAATAATTTAATGTATTCCACATCGTCTTTTTTATCAGACTTACTCCACTTAACAAACGGTCTTTTATAACCTCTGATTGTATTTATTAAGAAATCATTTTGGAGTTTTTTGTCTATAAAATTTCTACGATTCATTTCGTTAGCTTGCATAATACAGTCTTTATGGTATGACAAACTACGATTTACGATAAATGGTATATATTCCTTTTCAGTTATTTCGTCTACAATTAATTGTTTTTTGGTATGCAATATTTCATTAACATAATCAAATGGGGTCATAACATCATCCTAATGAAACCAATACTATCTATAGTTGTCAATAATACATAATTTGCTAACATACCAAAAGATCGTCTTGAATATGCCGCCCATCCATATAATGAACATCCAACAATCCAAAAAGGATAAAGTAGAAGCAATGGAGGATTAGGAACAGTTAACGCCATTGTAATAGAACAACCAATGGATATCAACCATGCTAAAATTTCGACACAAAATCTTATAGGGTGTGTATCGAAATCGCTCTTAATCCATCCAAATATATTAAACAAACTAATCATAAAAATTCACAATTTACCATTAATTCTGTTAAACAAGCAACAATATTAATCTCGGTGTCTGTAACAAAAGATTGTTTATACTGATAATCTGCTAATATAATAACAGCATGAGGAATACTCTGTGGCTTCATTATATCATATAGAGCATCGTATATTTGACGAAACATTGTTGATGCGTCAATATCATTAGATGCTACCCATTTACGGATAGAACTAAATTCTTTTTCCTTAATAAACTTAATTAGTTCATCAATTTGAAGATTTGTTATTTGAGCAAGAATACCAACATCAATTTTTCCAAACTTAGAATATCTTTGTAATTCATTAATTGTACGCCTGAAGTCTGGAAAATGCTTAGAGATTAATCCAGCAACAACAGAACTATCATATTCAATTTTTTCATTATCTAGTATATACTTAATTCGTTTCAAGAACTGTACTGCCATTTTTGTTTTTTCTGACCCACGTAAAGTAAAGTCAATAGCAGCACAACGAGAATGTAACGGTTCAATGATACGAGTTTTATAGTTACAAGTAAAAATAAATGAACAATTCCTAGAAAATTCTTCGATAGAATTTCTAAAAGCTGCTTGTGCATTTGGTGAAAGGTAATCAGCTTCATCAATAATAATGACCTTACTTCCACCAGTTAATGACATTGATGATGCATAGTTCTTGATCTTATAACGAACTGTATCTACACCATTTTCATCAGATCCATTAATAAGCATGTAGTCACAACCAACTTGTTCACACAATGCTTTAGCTACAGTAGTCTTACCAACTCCAGCAGAACCACTAATTAACAAGTTTGGAATTTGCTTGTTTTTGATATACTCTGTGAAAGGTGTTTTAAGCCTTTCTGGTAATACACATTCATCTATTGTTTTTGGGCGATATGATTCCACCCACAAGAATTGTTCCATTACAAACCCTTATTAAGATGCCGAATATGTTGATCCAAGTTCAGTTGTTACATAATATCGTAGTTTAATATTTTTATTATTAAACAACGAAATACCTTTAGTTGTTATAGATACGTCATAATTTCCGGGTAAAAGTTTTGTTAGACTTTCAGTTTTGAATACCATATTATAGACGGAACCACTTCCACTACGAAGTTCCAAAGCATCAGTATGTGAAGAATCATTTTGAAGATTAACAGCTTTGATATAAACTGTATCACCATCTGATTCAATACAAATTTGAGGCGAACCCAATACTGCTGCTGCACGTAAAATCCAATTAAAATCTTCAGAAGTTAATTCAAAATTGATTTCTGGATTTGGCATTTCAAGAGTTTTTTCTGGAGCAGATACAACCATGCTAGGATCACAAAATCGATAATGGATTTTTGATCGTCCATTATTACTAACAATCATTACATGGTTACTGTCAAATTCAAAGGTGGGGTTATCTTTATGCAAGGACACAACAGATAAGAAATTGTTCAAGTCATATACACCAAATGTTTCTGGAATATTTTCTTCAATTGTTGCTTCTGCTAAGATATTCTTTTGTGATGACATAGTTCTAAGAATATTTCCTTTTTTGAAATGGATTCCTTCACTAATGTTTCCAAAATTCTTTAAAATATTTAAAGTTTCGTTAGATAATTTCATAATTTATATTTCCTCAAGTTAACCATATTATAACACAATACCACTTTTACCCAAAGCAAAATCTACTTTATCATATAAATCGCTTAGTGATCCATCATTAAAGATGATAGCATCAAAAGTAGTACCAACCCAATCCCATTCAGATTTATGAATATTTTGTGTTTTCATAAATTCTTCTCTTTCTGAAAGTTTAGATATACCACACAATGTTCTATACCAAACAGGATCTTCACCACGAACTACACGAATAATTTTTCCACCACTACGTTGAATATAATCAATTTCATTTTGGAATCTTACATCAGTTACCACAACATTTTTATCTTTCGACCTATTTAAAAGAGAAATTACCCAAATGTCTTCATGAAAAACGTTACGACCAGCTTCTGTACCCATTAGTTGGAGTGCTTCTCTTGGTGTAAAGTTTCTCCCAAAATTAGAACTCCAAAAAGGATCAGGTTCTTCCCTCCATGCCCTAGAAAGCCCCGTATCACCCTCTATAAGTTCTCTAGGCCAGCCGAAAATGATTGAGACTGCATCCTTTAAAGGTTTTGCAAAAGAGTCCTTGTGGAACCCTTTTTCAATTAGAATGTCGCCAACCGAACCTTTTCCCGACCCAATAAATCCGACAACACCTATTAACATTATAAAATCTCCTTTTCAACCCAAACCCTTTTACCAGATTCTTGATCTATTTTCCAAGATTTTCCTTTATTAATAAGTTTCATTTGTCCTTGTCTATTTTTTTCAATTCTTTCTTGTGAATGTTTTACACCAGTTAACTTATCGCGGATTTTTTGTTTCGTTTCGTCTGATTGTATTCTACCTTTTCGTCCAAATGTCTTTTTACCAAAAGCTGGATGTTCACTTCCTTTTTTTCCTAATAATGTTCCCGGTTTTCCGTATCTAGGATTATTTTTTCCTAATTTTGAAAGTCTACATTTTTCTAAATTAGCTTCAGCATTTGTTATCTGACCAGAAAGTGCTTTATATGCAATTTCGTCTTGCCAACACCCATACTTTTCAAAAAGTTCTTTATGAGCGTTGGCATGTTCTTCAATATTTAATTCTATTAAATTTGATGGATGATTACTACCACCCATATGCTTTGGTATAATATGATGTTTATGTTTCATATTATACAATATTTACAAACGACCAGTATATGCTGCCACAGCTTGCATATTACCAGTAAAGGCATAAGAACCAATATGCTGTGTGCGAACCCACGGACACAAGAAGATTTGTCCACCAATTTTACGCCACATTTGACAGAACATATAATCTTCTGACAAATATCGATCAGACCCACCACCAGTAATAGATTCTTTAGAGTCAATCACTGTATCAAAGTAAGCATGGATATAACGAGCACCATCAAAATTAGCTTGCCCAACATGATCTGGTTTGTAGTGAATTTGTGGGAATTCGTCTTTAAGTTTATCAAATACATGACGTTTAATCAACATATATCCAGTACCAATCTCCATAACTTCTAGTGGATCTGTTACAGAAAATTGTTGTGTGCCATGAACTACATTAAAAACATATTCGCCAACAAGATTTTCTAATTCTTTTGGGTCAATATCAGGATTGTTTTGAATAGCGTATTTAATATTAGGCCAATTGATAGACTTCTTTGGATATGGTCCACCAATAACATCTTTATCCAAAGCTAACATTGCAATAACGTCTTGTGGATTGTAGTGAATGTCGGAATCAATAAAAAGTAGATGTGTGAAATCTGAACGTAAAAACTCATCTACCAAATAGTTACGAGCACGAGTAATTAAACTCTCATTAAATAGAAATGAAAACTTAACTTCAATTCCATATTTTGTAAAAGTATTCTGTAAATCTAAACCAGATTTCATGTTTAGACCGTTACACATTCCTCCATACATTGGAGTTGCAACAAAAACTTTACATTTTTTCAATTCTTCAACTGAGACTTGTATTTCCATAATATTTCCTTTTGTTTCCTTTAAACCAATAATTAAAGGCTATGTTTTATATAGCCTTTTTATTTTATTTAAAACAAATATTATGAACCTAGACGATAAAAATATGTCTTTTCACCACTCTTATTTGTCTTAGTTTCTGTAACAATGAAATGACCGTCTTGACGTAGTTCATTTACCCTAGCAGACACATTACGAATACCAAAACGGGAACGTGCTTGTGGAACTGTCAATGTTGCCCCTTGTTTCTTGGTTAGTGCTGTTAGGATTTGCTGTTTTGCTGTTTTCATATTTAAATACTCCATAATTAAATTAAACTAGATAACGTTCTAGAATACGATATTATAACACAGAATTTCTTCTGTGTCAACATATTAGAAAGGAATTTCTTCAGTTTCTTCATCTTTTACTGGTTGTGTATCGGATGGTTTATCATTCGTATTTACACCAGCATCAACCTTAGAATACAAGTCCAAGAATGAAGCCTTTGTGTCATCATCAAAACGATTTAAGCATAGTGAAATAGCCTTTAGCTTGTCACCAAAAATACCAAAAGTTTCTACAATATGAACCAACCTACGAGTAGAGATAACTTCATCGCAACCACCAGCAGCAAAAGTCTTACGAATGATATCTGCCCATGTCACCAACTTGTCACCAAAATCATCATCTGCTTTACCAACAGATACCAATTCTTTCTTGATGATTTTCTTTTCGATTGATGGTGGTGGAAAATCTTGTTCCATTGTATTACGGAAACGCTCTAGAAACGCCTCATTTAAAATATTGGTGAACATATAACGTCCATCATCAGAACCTTTTCCTTTTGTATTGGCAGTAGCAAAGATATTAAAACCTTCTGTTGGTGTAATTATTTCACCCTTTTTCTTCAAGAGAAATGGTTTACCTTCAAGGACACGTTGTAGACATGATAGATTTTGTGCTCCATAATCAATTTCATCAATACACAAAACAGCACCTTGACGAGCAGCAGTAGTAACAGGACCATCCCTCCAAACCATTTCACCATCGATCAAAACATAGTTACCAAGTAGATCAGATTCATCAGTCTCTGGTGTCATAGAAATAACAACAAATTTACGATGGGCTTTTGCACAAGCTTGTTCGATACTCATTGTTTTACCATTACCAGAATGACCAGAAACAAATACAGGGAAAAACCGATTAGATTTAACAATCTCTAAAACATCAGCATAATTACCAAAAGAAACATAATTTTTATAGGCTTTTGGTACAAGATCAGAAATATCTAGATCGGTTTGTACATTACTAATCTTATTGGTTGTATTTGTTTTTTTCGTAGGTAGAATTTGTGCTTGTACCATTTCAAGTGTTGGTACTTTATATAGTCCACGACCAAGACGATTTTCCTTGTTATTGACGAATGGTTGAAAAACATTAATATTTTTTTCTTCACATACCTTAACAATTTCTGTTTTGGATATTGTTTCTTTTCCAAGACCAATAATAGCGTCAAAGAATTTTGTTCGATTGTCAGTTGCGTTCATAAAATAGTTCCTAATCAAGTTTGTGTGAAAGAATTATAACAAATTTTTAAGTCTTGGTCAACACTTAAATTGCGATTGTTTCGATAAATTTTGATACAAGTGCTCTAGACACTTGCCGTTTAATGTTAGCCTTCAAAAAAGCATTCTTCAATTTAGAAGCAGAGAAGGAACCATCAACATCAAAATTAAGTTCAGAAGCACTCATATCAGAACCACCAGCAACAAAAAAGAACTTTGTATATCCTTTATTGTTAGACGAAAGATATTTGTCTACTTTAAATTGTTCATGCAATTTCTTTTCGGCTTCATCAATATCAACACTATTGTTAAATTTTGTATAAACACTGGTGTTGTCTTCATAGATATAACGGTTAGAAATTGAATGCTTCACATTTGAAGGGTATCCATCCATAATAAAAAACCCAACAATATTAGAACCAGTTGCCTTCTTAAACCATTCCATCAATGCTTCTGTGCAAATTTGGTTAGATGAAAACTTTGTGTCTACTTCCAATTTCTTTTGGAACTTAATTTTCTTATCTTGAAAAATTACGTTTTGACGTTTATGACTGAATTCAGACATATTTCCATAATAAGTTTTTTCGCTATTATAGAATCTTGATGTGTTGTCAGAATCACCATCATGAACAATAACTAAACTAGTTAAATCAAGATTATTTTTCTTTTTAAAGTCAATCATAATTTTTGAAACTGCAACAATAGATTCGTTCAATGGTGTATTGGATAATGATTCGCTTATAGGACGATGTAATCTACTATAACTCTCATAAGAACTTTTCAACAAAATCATATTACGAACAGCTTTGTTGAATTCAAAGTTGCTCATATTAGAATTTAAATATTCACGTAAACGAGAATTTGCCAAACAAAGTTCATTTTCATTTTTAGTGAATGCATCTTTATCAAATTGAGCACTTAGTTGGTAAGATGTAATATTAAGATCAGCACACTTCACATCTTTACAATTATTAAAACTATAAACTGTGAATGGAATATTAACTTTACGACAAAACATAGTCAACACAAGAATTTGTTCAATTGATCCAGCCATATTATTTGTCATCGAACCAGATGCATCCAACAACAAAATTAGACCATGTGACTTTCCACGAGGGACAGTAGTGATCTTTCTAAAAATATCATCATTAAATTTATATGTTGAAATTTTATTGATATCAATATCACCAGAATCTGAACTTTTAGATTTAGCAAAAGACTTTGCTGCTTTACGCATTTCAAATTCTTTTACAAGAATTCCAACATATCTGTCATTCTTGTTCTTAAAATCATTAATAAGACCAACAACTTGTTTTTCAGTTATATATTCACCTTTAACACGTTCGTCATAATAAGCAGTCATCAATTCATGTACACGTTTTGATGGTGTGATAATATTTTCTAGTTTTGGTGTTGGTATATCAATATAGATATAGTCCTTGCATGTTTCATCAAGTAGGTATCCCTCATTATTACGAAATGTTCTGTCGGTTTGGCAATCTGGCTCAAAATCTGATTTATCACTTTCTTTAGATTCTTTGAATCTGTCAACAACATCTTTTTTAATAGGAGTGTCTTCTTCTTCTGAATCTTCTTCTGATTTTTTTCCTTTAGAATTTTTATTAGATTTTTCTTCTGTCTCTTCGGATTCTTCACCTTCAGAATCACCATCTTCTGTTCCTTCAGATTCTTCCATACCTTCAGATTCTTCACTAGAATCATCCATATATTCTTCAGAGTCTTCATCATAAACAACATTGATATCAAAATCGTCATCTAGATTTTGTTCGTACTGTTCGTCCTTTGAGTATTCATAAACATCATTAGTAATTCTTACAACATCATCCCATGTTTCTGCTGATTTAACACGTTCGACAAGACTTGATTCAAATTCATTAAAATTTACAGCAAGAGTGTATTGAGATTTTGTATACACATTTAAACGATCAACAAATACTTTTTTATTGATATCAGAATGTTTGATACCAAAAAAATCACGATCAAAAAGTTCATCGTATGCATGAATAAAAGATGAACGTAATCCGGG